ATCTAAAGTGGCTATGTCTTGGGGTAGAGCCTTTGAAGACTTAGAAGCTTTTAAGATACAAACATTATTTCCTGATTGGGAATGGGCTATGTCTCACTTAGTCGATGATACAGTTTTAGTTAAACACAGAATGAGAGGTGGTATGCATACTGCTTATCAAAACTCTTACAGGGCAGGAATACATATCGTTACAGGACATACTCATCAGTTAAACTATAGAACATTTAACACCTATTCCACATCATCAATGGCTATACAAACAGGACACTTGTCAGAACAATATCATCCTTACCTTGAAGATAATGTGGCTAATGATTGGAACAATGGATTTGCTGTAATAACAATTGACCCTAAAGAGAAAACAGTTCATCCTGAACTTGTGCAGGTAAGTAATCTGCATCGTTCAGCATTCTTTAGAGGTAAAAAATATACAGTATGAAAGAATATCCACTAGTCATGATAGATTGGCTAGACCACACAGCAGATGCAAGATGGGTAGAGAACGTAGATTCTTGTGAGCCTGAGCTATGTCGTACTGTTGGATGGTTAATTAAAGAAGATAGAAAGTCATACAAAATAGCAAATGCAATCACAAAGGAATCAGGTCTTGGTGGCATTTCTGTTATACTCAAATCCTGTGTTGAGGAAATGTGGATAGTAGATGTCGAAGATGAAAAAACGTGAAAGGGAACATTTACAGAAAGTTCAAGATTTAGGTTGTATCGTGTGTATTAGGTTAGGTTACTATGGCACACCTGCTGAGATACATCATGTTAGAAGGTTTGGGGAAAAAAGAGACCACATGAAAGTAATACCATTATGTCCACACCACCATAGAAATTCTTTAGAATCATATCACTTGAACCCTAAATGGTTCACAGGTACATTTGGCACACAGGAAGAATTACTAGAAGAAACTGAGAGGTTTTTAAATGCCAAAAGTCAGGATTAATAAAAGAAAAGAATACAAAGAGCAATTAAGATTATTTATTACTCTTAGCAACAGAGTAAGGACAAGAATAAGAAAACATTTCTCTGAATATGCTGATTTAGCTGAAGCTTTGTTCAACGATGTTAGCCAAGTACCTGATGAATACTATGAAGATTACTACAACGATTTATTCACCATATTAAGTGCTAGTGCAAGAGATGTAATTATTACAATGGGTAATAGATTACAAAGAACTAGGATTATGAAGAAATCCGATGAAATCGACCCTGTTATTATTGATTATGTAGGCACACAAACAGCACAAAATGTAAGGAATATCACAGAGACCACGAGAAGGGCTATACAAGCTGAAATTTCACTAGGTTTAGAAACAGGGTTATCCAACCCTCAGATATCGAAAAACATACGAAAATCGACAGGTTTCAGTCCAAAGAGGGCTACTCTGATAGCAAGAACAGAAACACATCAAGCAATGAACTATGGAAATCAAAAAGTAGCTGAGAGATTAGGTCTTAAAAAACCTATCAAAGAATGGGCTAGTGCATTAGATGAACGAGCAAGGTCATGGCATGTAAACATGAATGGTGTGCAAGTAGGCATTGATGAACCTTTTAAGATTATGACACCTGTTGCAGGTGGTGGAGTAGTAGAGAAACAATTGCAATATGCAGGTGATGCTAATGGTGGAGCTACTAATGTAATCAACTGTAGATGTTTTGTTTTGTATTACGATGCTGATGATTTGACAGATAATGTACCTCGTAGAACACCAATAATCGAAGAAGTTTCTGAGCCACCAATTAAAGAAATCAATGCAACATCTCTAGCAAATCCAATCAAAGGGTCTGCTGTGGTTGTGAGTAAATCCAAGAAAGAGTTGAAAGATGAAATAACAGAACTATCTACAGGTGGGTTGAATGATAAATATCTAAGGTCAAGATATCGTGGTGATATCAATAAAGGCAAGTCATATTTTGATGATTGGAATGAAGAAGAATTGACAGACGTAACAATATTGTTGAAAGAAGCAAATGAAATTGCAGAGAAACATAAAATACCAAGATTACGAGGAACAGTAAGTGTTGGTAGAAGTAGAGCATTAGCTATGATGGGAGATGGTATTTTATATTTTAATGCTAAATATATAAAGAATAAGACATTCGGTCTGAAAGATAGAGAGAAAAGTGATTTCATGGTAGGTAAGACCCAAGTAAAAACATCATATGGAACACTTAGGAAAAGACAAGATATTGGTTCTTTTGCTGATAATATGTTTTTTACATCAGAAGGTTATGTATTTGGTAAGGCAGGAGTTACTTCATCAAAAGGTCTCACAAAAGAAAAGATTAAAGACTTAATGCTCGATGACAAAAGGTCTACAATTTATCACGAGATGGGTCATCATATACATCAACAAACTAAAGCACTTACAGGGGATGGTAATATTGAGCAGACATTAAATGCTTTTTTCAACAAAGCTGTTAGACAAGATAATAGTCTTTTAAGAGAAAAAGGAATAACAAAAATGTTTCCAACAAGGTATTCAACGACTAACTCTAAAGAATGGTTTGCAGAAAATTTTTCACTATATCAACTAGGTATAAAAGATAAGGTTAGTCCAATATGGTTAGAGTATTATGAAAAAGAAATACTCAGTCGTATCTAACAAAATCATTTCTTCCTGTTCTTGCTATAATATCTCCTGACATTATATTCATCGATTCTCTCATCCAAGACATCTGTCTTTTCTGCTCAGTCGAGTAGCTATCGAGTATAGGTATGGACATAAATCTATCATAATCATCTATAGTCAAATCTTCTATATTGATTATTTCAATCATTTCATCCAATGCTTCTTGAAAGGTCATCTTACTCATAATATCATCATTATATGTCCAAAAACGACAAAGGCAAGGCTAGAAGTGATGACTATGGTAAGTTCTATGATGAAGGTATTAAGAAAGGAATGCCTGTCTTTGAAGCAATGTTTTATGCACATGAATCACTAGCTAAGAAGTATAACTACAAATTACCCTTCAAAATTAAGAAAAAATAATCAAAAAGACCATAAAAAACCTTTGACACACTATATACTTTAGGTATATACTGTAAGTATAAATTAACTAGGAGAAACAAATGACAACAATAAACACAGAAAAACTTTTAGACAGACTAGAACTTAAAGGTGAAGACTATACAGATTCACAAGAAGGACATTGGTGCTTGTATTCATTCGGTACTGCAAGACCTTTTGATGCTTACCCAAATGAAACCTTCCCTGATGATGTCTATAAAAGATTCACAAAAAAATATAGACTGCCTGAAGGTTGGATGGAACATCTAACCAATGAAGGTTTGCTTGACAGCTATTTTGTTGATGATGGAACACTACATCTGTATTTCACAAACAAATGTAGATTAGGTGGTGTTACAGAATAGTTCACAGGACATTGTGTAAGAAAGAGAGCAGACTTAGTTCTGCTCTTTTTTTATTGTTATTATAAGTAGTTTATTGTTACAATTAGCACAATATACTTGACAGGGATTTCGAGTTATGCCAAATGGACAAGAGGACAACATGGAAGTTGAACACGACATTTTAGATTTAGAATGTGAATACAAAGAAATGGAAACAGAAGATGATGGCTCGTTTGAAGGCTATGCATCTGTATTCAATAACAAAGATTTAGGAAATGATGTTATCAGACAAGGTGCATTTGCTAAAACACTAGCAGATAAAAAAGCACGACACATCAAATTACTCTACCAACACAAAACCGATGAACCTATCGGTGTCATTGATTCTCTAGAAGAAGATAAACGTGGTCTTAAAATAAAAGGTCGTTTGGCTATGGGTACACAAAAAGGTAGAGAAGTATTTGAATTAATGAAAATGGGTGCATTAGATTCCATGTCTATTGGATATCGTTTAACACCTGATGGATATAAATACGATGATAAAAACAAACGTAGAGTAATCAAAGAAGTAGACTTAATGGAAGTCTCAATGGTTACATTCCCAATGAATCCAAAAGCAAAAGTAACGAAAGTTAAATTAGCTGAAATGGATGCTAGAGAGATAGAAGCATACTTACGAGATGTTGGTGTGATGTCTACTGCTGTAGCAAAGCAAACTGCAAACGTACTATACAAGTCTTACCAAGAGGAAGATTTGCTCGAACAACGTGATGTTGTTGATGGTATCAAGCAATTAATCAATAAACTTTAACTAAAAGAGGACTAATAATGTCAGAAGAAATCAAAGTCGTTCTTGATGAGTTAGGTTCTAAATTTGAAGATTTCAAATCTGAGAACAAAACACGTTTAGAAGAAATTGAAAAAAAAGGACATGCTGACCCTTTACTACAAGAGAAAGTTGATAAAATGTCAGAAGACATTGCTAAAATAGCAGAAGTCAAACAAGCACATGAGATTCAACAAAAAAATCTTGAAGAAGCAACAGCAAAAATAGAAAGTCTCGAAACCATGTTAGCTAGACCAAATGCTTCTAAATCTGCTGATGCAGATATCCAAGTACAAGCATTTAGCAAATGGCTAAGAAAAGGTGAAGTAGATGAAATGGAAAAGAAAGCACTTTACGAATCAGATGATACTCTTGGTGGATTTTATGCACCTACAGAATATGTAGCTGATTTAATCAAAGGTGTTACAGAAATCTCTCCAATTCGTTCTATTGCAAGAGTAAGACAAACAACTAACAGAGGAATTGAAATTCCAAAAAGAACAGGTCAGTTCTCTGCATCATTCGTTGCAGAAACAGGTACACGTTCTGAAACAACAGGCTACACAACAGGTCTACAACAAATCGATGCACACGAACTTTATGCATTAGTAGATATCTCACAAGCAATGCTTGAAGATTCTGCTTTCGATTTAGAATCTGAAATGGGTTCTGAATTTTCTGAGCAATTTGCTAAAGCAGAAGGTACAGCATTCGTTAGTGGAAATGGTGTAGGCAGACCACAAGGCTTTACTGATTCATCAGCAGGTGTATCTTCTACCAATTCAGGTAATGGAACAGCACTTACAGCAGATGGTCTGATTGAACTTGTATATGCAATCAAATCTGAATATTTAAACAATGCTAGATTCGTTATGAGCAGAAGCACATTTGCAGATGTTCTACAATTAGAAGACACAGCAGGTCAAAAAATATTCCATCAAGGTATGACACTAGTAGGTGGCTCTCCATCAACAATAGTTGGTTTCCCATACACATTGGCTACAGATATGCCATCAGTAGGTGCAGGAACTAAACCTATTGCTTTCGGAGACTTCTCTAGAGCATACACAATCGTAGATAGAGTTAATCTATCTATCATGAGAGACCCATATAGCCAAGCTACAAGTGGTAACATCAGATATGTTGCTCGTAGAAGGGTTGGTGGACAAGTAGTATTAGCTGAAGCAATTCAACTACAAAACATTAGTGCATAAGGAGATAGCAAATGAGAGACATTTCAAATAGAACAGTTGCAGTTGCTACCCAAGTTCCTGCTGTCGTTACAGCAGATGCCAATGGTACAACTGTAGACTTACAAGGCTTCAACTCTGCTATGGTAGTTGTTAACACAGGTGCAGAAGGAGATACTTTATCTTCTTCAGTCAAGTTTGAGTTCATTCTTCAACATTCTGATGATGATTCAACTTGGACTGATGTTACATCATCTACCGATGTTACAGAAGGTAGTGTGGATTCTAGTGGTATCTTTTTAACATTAGATGCAAATGGTGAAACTCCACAAATTAGTCAAATAGGCTATATAGGTGGAAAACGTTACATCAGATGTAAAATTGATGCTACAGGCTCACATTCAAATGGAACACCTATGGGTGTTGTTGTTGTGAAAGGCAACCCTTCTGATTCAGAGGATGCTTAATAGCCTATAACTAGGCACATGGTGGGTAGATTTTGTTATTCGGTCTGCCCACCGACTGAGGTATACTATGACTGTGAGTACAGCATATACTGATAAAGAGTTAGACATTATCAAGGCTATTTATAAAATAGACCCTGATGCTAAATTTTCCATAAAGGGAACTTTAGAGAATCGTATCGATTTTTTGTATGGTGGTATAGAATGGCAGTCAGAACCTATTTCATGGGAAGAAGTAGTAGAGAAAATGTACGAATTAAAAAAAGGTGATTAAATGAAAATCAAAATGTTACAAAGAGCAATCGGCTCAGGCAATGCTAGTGGTAATGACACTAAATGGTATGAGCAAGATGAAATTGTAGAATGCAAAGAACAATGGCAGAAAGATGTAGGTAAAACTTTTGTAGATGCAGGATTAGCTATGGAAATTAAAACTGTAGAACCTGAAGAAAAGAAAGTTGTTAAAAAGAAAACTGCATCCAAAGAAGATAAACCAAAGGTTGTAAGAAAGAAAAAAGCAACCAAGAAGTAGTGAGACATGGCTCGTACTCTTGGCACAGACTTTCAAGCACAGCTAGATAGCTCACAGTTAGAGCCTTTCTATGCTGTATCTGTAGAATTTACAACTCCTCTAAGGCTTTGGACAGGCTATAGCACCATCAATGTAGATAGCAATTCATATTTTGGTAGTGGTAATTTATTAGCTATATCATCAATAGATGAAACAGCAGAGATAAGAGCAACAGGTGCAAAAGTAACTCTATCAGGTATGCAATCAAGTCTTATTTCATCAGCACTAACAGAAGATGTTCAAGGTACAGTTGTTAAGATATATTTTGGTGTAACAACTACCGATGATAATAGAACAGTCGTTGTTGATACTCCTTATCTAATTTTTGAGGGTTTTTTAGATACCATGACAATAACAGAAAATGGTGAGACAGCAGAATTTACTATTACTGTAGAGAATAAACTTATAACCCTAGAGAAAGCAATCGATAGAAGATATACAGACCAAGACCAAAAAGAATTATTTGCAGGTGATAAAGGATTGGAGTTTGTAGAATCTTTGCAAGATAAACAAATTGCATGGGGTGGTGGCTCTAATTAATGCATGAATCCATTAGAAAAAAGATTAAAAGATATAAACGATGTCATAAATCTATATAAGTCTTTCAATAAATATAAAGAGCAGACTAGAGAAGAATTATTCAATTATTTGCTACAACCATTCAATCTAAATCAATACAATATTTTTTATAAACAAAACAAGATATCAGCATTCATCTGTTGGGCATTTTTAAATGCAGAATATGAAGAACATTTCAAATTGACATCACAAGTAAATAATTGGAATTGTGGTGATAGAGTTTGGTTGGTAGACTTGGTATCATCAGGTGATTCTAGAAAGATGGTAAAGTGGACTAACCAATATTTTAGAAGATTGCTTGGTAAAGAGAAAAGAGTTAATTATCTAAGAGTTGATGATGAGTATAATATATACAGGATTTCATCATCTTTAACAAAGGAGTGTTATAGCTAATGGGTGGTTCAGTAGGAGATATAGTAAGGACAGCAGTTATGGTAACTGCTATGTACTTTGCACCTACTTTGACAGCAGGGATGGGTACTTTTGCAAGTATTGCTACACGAGTTGCTATTACAGTTGGTGCAGGTGCAGTAGCAAATGCTTTAGCACCACCTGCAAGGGCTAGAAATTCATCACTACAACAGCAGTCTTATTCATCTTCAACAGCAAACAGAAGTTTGATGATTAGACAACCTGTTACATCAAGAGATACAGTTTATGGCTCATCGAAGAAATCTGGTGCAATTATTTTCATGGACACAACAAACAACACAAAAAGATTGCATTTGGTTGTTCAAGTTGCATCACACGAAATAGAATCATTTGATAAAATATATTTCAATGATGAAGAACTAACACTCACAGCAATAAATACAGATTCAAATGGTATTACTAGATTCAGACCAACATCACCTAGTAAATATGACAAGCAATCAGATTTTAGAGGTTTACCATTAGATATAATCTACACAAGACAAGCTGTAGAAATTAAATTACACAAAGGAACAGATGACCAACTAGCTGATGCTGACTTAGTAGACCAAGTATCATCATGGACTACAGACCATAGGTTAAGAGGTATAGCATACATTTATGTGCAAATGGATTATGACACAGATATGTTTCCTAATGGTATTCCAAATATAAGTGCAGAAATCAAAGGTAAAAAAGTTTTAGATTTTAGAACATCATCAACAGCACATTCATCAAACCCTGCATTATGTATTCACGATTATTTGACAGATACAAGACTTGGTTTAGGTATAAGTGCAGATAGCATTGATACCACATCATTTACAACAATGGCTAATCTATGTGATGAAGATGTAACCTTGTCAGGTGGTGGTACAGAAAAAAGATATACCTGTAATGGTATTGTCTACAATGATATTGCACCTATGCAGATATTAGAAGATATGCTTACATCATGTGTTGGAACATTATCATACTCTAATGGTAAATTTATAATAAAGGGTGGTCAGTATGTAGCACCATCAGTATCGTTAGATGAAGATGATTTTATAACAGGTATCAATTTAAACACAAAACAATCTAGAAAAGATTTATTTAACACAGTAAAAGGTATATTTACTTCACCTGAAAGTAATTGGCAACCAACTGATTATCCTGCTGTAACAAGCTCAACTTTTGTAACTGATGATGGTGAAACAATAACAGCAGATATTGACTTACCATTTACTACATCAAGTAAAACAGCACAAAGAATTGCAAAAATTACTCTGCTAAAAAACAGACAACAAATGGTATTAGCAACTACTTTGAAAATGACAGGCTTCAAGTTACAAGTGGGTGATACAGTAAACATAACAAATAGTAGATTAGGTTTCAGTAACAAAGTGTTTGAAGTTGCTGAATGGTCATTTAGTGATAAGGTTATGGGTGTCGATGTTATACTCAAAGAAACTGCATCATCAGTTTATGATTGGAATGCAGAGGAATCAGAATTTTCATTAGATAATACTATACTACCAACAGTACAAGATGTTACACCACCTTCAATCGTTGTTACTGATGAATTAAGGACTTATGCAGAAACACCAATAACAGTTTTGAAAGTTGTATGTTCATCGAATCAGGGAACAACAAACGAATTTGAAGTAGAAGCACAAAACACAAATGATGCAGGAAGTGATTTCATTACTCTTGGTAGAAGTAAAGGAAACATATTTGAATTAGTCAATGCAGAGGACGGTGCAATTTATAATGTTAGAGCAAGGTCAATCAATGGATTCAATGTTCATAGTTCGTTCACCACAACAACACATGAAGTCATAGGTAAGACAGCACCTCCAAGTGATGTAACTAATTTTTCAACAAATGTGATAGGTGATGTTGTAGCACTTAATTGGACTCCTGTATCTGATTTAGATTTATCACATTATGTTGTAAGACACACACCACTAACCACAACTACAAAATTTGAAGAAGGTATCATTGTTGCTAAAAAAGTAGCAAAACCTGCAAATACTGTCGTGTTACCTGCTAAGACAGGCACTTACATGATAAAAGCTATTGATGTACTAGGTTTAGAAAGTCAAAATTCAGCTAAATCTGTAATCATCTTGGATAGAATAAGAGAAGATTTCAACGTAGTTGCTACATCAACTGAATCACCAAGTTTCTCAGGAACTAAAGACCAAGTAGAAGTGGTAACGAGAGACAGTACAAATTTCTTAGAAATCGTAGAGGGTGAGTTGTTTGATAGTGGTGTTGGAAACTTTGATGATAACTCAGGATTATTTGATGATGGTGGTGAAACAGCATTTAACTTAGATGGAACTTATGATTTTCCTACATTCGATTTAGGTGGTATTTACAATAGTCGTGTAACCTTTACTTGTAAATTTAATAGATTTGATACTGCTAGTTTATTTGATTCTTTTGATGGTTTGTTTGATTCACAAACAGGTTTATTTGAGGGTGGATATACAGAACATAATGATGTCAATGTAGAACTACTAATCAGCACATCTAATGATAATTCAACTTATACAGCATATCGTACTTATGTACTTGGAGATTACAAAGCACGTTATATAAAACTAAGAGCATTACTCACAACAACCAATCAAACAGCATCACCTGCTATTTACGAGTTATCAGCAACAGTTGATATGCCTGATAGAACTGTAGCAGAAGATAATATTTCAGCAGGTACAGGTGGTAAAGTTGTTACATTCTCACCTGCTTTTAAAGAATTACAAGGTTTAGGAATTGAGGTGGATGATTTAGACCAAAATAATCATTATGTGATTACTAGTAAATCAGCTACAGGATTTACTATCAACTTCTATCAAGGAAGTGGTACAGGAAATCCTATAACAGCAGATTTTTCTTATGTAGCAAAAGGTTATGGATATGTGGAATCTGCATAATTTAATGCTATACTTAAACCAATTTAAAAGGAGTTAAATTTGTCTCAACACGATTTAGATATTGCAAACCAACTGTTTCCTGCTACACGAGCAGACATAAACAATGCTCTACAAGCACTTGGAAGCACATCATCAGGTGCTACTGCACCATCTACAACTTATGCAAATCAGCTATGGTATGACACAGCTAATAACAAGCTTTATATTAGAAATGAAGATAATGATGCCAATATTGAGATATGTGAACTCGACCAAACGAATGACACAGTAGAATTTTTCAAATCAGATTCAGTTAGAACTGCACTTATAGAATTTACAGATGGTACAGATGCAATCACAATAGCATCCAATGGTAACGTAACCTGTGCAGGTACTTGTACTGCAACAACATTTTCAGGGTCAGGTGCATCGATTACAGGTGTCGTATCTGAGACAGGAACAACAGGTAGTGCTGAGATTCCTGTAGGTACAACAGCACAAAGAGATGGCTCACCATCAGCAGGTTTATTAAGATTTAATAGCACGACATCAGGATTTGAGGGATATGATGGAAGTGCATGGGGAAGTATTGGAGGTGGTGCATCGGCAGGTGGTGCTATCTACGAAAACTTAAATTCAATATCAGCTAACTTTACATTCACATCCAATTCAAATGGAATGAGTGTCTCACCAATTACCATAAACTCAGGTGTAACTGTAACTGTTGGCTCAGGACAAAGGTGGGTAATACTGTGACATGTAAGATAAATCTTAGTACAAGTACAGGTCTAGAATTAGAATCAGATACAAGTGGTATTGTAGATATACAGTCTAATGGTACAACCAAAATGACTGTTGGTACTACCATTGATGTTCAAGGTAACGAATTAGTATTAGATGCTGATGCAGATACATCTATTCATGCAGATACAGATGATGAAATAGATTTCAAAACAGGTGGCTCTGATAGAATGAAAGTTAATGGTGTCGGACAGGTTTATATTGGCACGACTGTTGAAAGAAATAATTCTTTTGTATGTATAAAATCAGATGCTACAAATCAAAATGGTATGGAAGTAAGAACTCATGCTAACAATGATGCTATAAGGTTTTATTCAGGTGATACAACAAGTGCAGGTGCAATCACATTAAGTGGCTCATCAACGACTTACAACACATCATCTGATTACAGACTTAAAGAAAATGTGAGTTACACATGGGATGCAACAACAAGATTGAAACAATTAAAACCATGCAGGTTTAATTGGATAGCTGATGATACAGATACAGCATTAGATGGTTTCTTAGCTCATGAAGTTTCGACTGTAGTACCTGAAGCTATAACAGGTGAAAAAGATGGAGTACAAATGCAAGGTATTGACCAAAGCAAACTCGTACCTTTGCTAGTTAAAACAATACAAGAATTAGAAGCAAGAATTACAGCATTGGAGAGTGAATAATGGCACTAACTTTATTTGGCACAGTATCAGATAATGAACTCATACTAAGTAGGCACAACAGCAAACCATTAATTATTAATGGAGATATGAATATTTTTCAAAGAGGAACTTCTGTAACAAGTGTAACATCTAATGGTGTCAAGGTAGCTGATAGAATGTATTTTGAGTATGGCTCACTAGGAACTTGGACTATTGCACAATCTACAGATGTTCCAACAGGACAAGGATTTAAGTATTCACAAAAATATGATTGTACAACAGCAGATGCCTCACCTGCATCAGGTGATTATTTATTACCTATTGAATATCATTTTGAGGGGCAAGATTTACAATTACTTAAAAAAGGTACATCAAGTGCAGAGCCAATAACTGTAGCTGTATGGTTAAAAAGTAATTTGACAGGCAATTTTAATTTAGAAATTTGGGATAGAGAAAACGATAGACAGATTTCATCAGCACTTAATATAACTTCTGCAAACACATGGACTAAATTCGTGAAAACATTTGCAGGTGATACTACAGGAACTTTATCAGCAGACAGCTCACATAGATTTTCTATAGGAATATGGGGAGATAGTGGAAGTGATTTTAGAGGTGGTACTCTACAAACATCATGGGGTGCTAAAACAAATGCAAACAGAGCAGAGGGTAATGTCAATCTAGGCAATAGCACAGATAATGAATTACTAGTCTGTGGTTTGCAAATGGAGATTGGCTCTTTCGATGAAAATAGTATGCCACCATTTCAACATGATGATATAGGTACAAGTCTAGCTAGATGTCAGAGGTATTTTGGCAAATATAAAGCAGATGGAACTACAGGCTCACATGAAGCATTTTGTTATAGTGGCTTTGCTTCTAGCTCAACAGCAACAGAAATGCATGGAAATCATCCATCAGAAATGAGAGCATCACCTACAATCACTTTTACTAGTGGAACTGTTTTTAGAGTAGGTCAATCAGCCTCAGACCAAGATACAACAAGTATTACTGCTGATATGATTTCTACACATTCTGCAAGAATAAAACCTGTAGTAAGTTCAGGATTGACGTCAGGGCAAGGTGTTACACTTTTAAACAAGGCAAATACAACTGCTGAAATATTTTTCGATTCGGAGTTATAATGGATATTACATCAGCACAATACCAAGCAGATAGTTCAGGCAACACAAGTATAAAAGCTTTGATAGATGGACAAGAGATGTCGGTACCACTAGACACAAACAACAGACACTACCAAGCAATTCAAGAATGGGTTGCAGAGGGTAACACTATTCAAGAGGCAGACTAATGGCAAGTATAAAAATATCAGGTGATACTTCAGGTGAAATAACAATTTCAGCACCTGCTGTAGCAGGAACTAATACTCTTACTTTACCTGCAACTACAGGAAATATTTTAACAGATGGACAAGCACTACCTGCTATAGATGGCTCAGCACTAACAGGACTTAGTGGTGGAATAACACAAGCAGATTTATGGAGACTAAATAATAGTATAACAGCAGATACAGGTGGTGTTAGTGCTTTTGAAAGAGCAGATGATACAATGGCTGGATTAGTTGGTACAGGTGTAAGTTTTTCTACTCCTTACTTTTCTTTTCCTGAAACAGGCATATATTTAATTACATCTCAGGTTTTATTTACACCTGTAAATGATGGTGATAACATAATTTGGCAAACTAATTATTACAATAGCTCAACAAGTACATCAGATTCATTAGCTGTTGCTCAAGGTTCAGACCCAAATACATCAGCTTTTTCACAATGTATGCTTGATGTAACAAATACAACTAATGATAAAGTTTACTTTCAAGTTCTCTCATTACAATCAGGTGGAACAGTATTTGGAAATACTAATGAAAATAACACTTCTGTTAGTTTTATTAGACTTGGAGATACATAATGGAAAGAGATTATTTACAAGAAGCATTACATCTTTTTAATACTGATACACCTAATTGGTATGCTTGGAAAAAAGAAGATGATAATGGAAACAAAATTCCTAATTCTGAACGTATGCAATACCAACATATCGAGATTGTTAAAGAGGGTGCAACAATGCCAAGTGAAGAAGATGTCAATGCAAAGATACAAGAACTAAAAGATGCAGATACACAAAAAGAAACAGACAAAGCAAATGGCAGACAAAAACTAAAAGACTTAGGATTAACAGATGCAGAAGTTGATGCATTAATCGGTGGTTAATTATGAAAGTAACCTTAGAACAACTTGCTGAAAAAATAGATTCAATCAATGCAAGATTAGATAAGGTTGAAAATAAGGTCGATGATTTAACATCAGTTATAAACAAGAGCAAAGGGGTAATCGGATTTTTAGCATGGGTATCGGGTATCTGTGCAGTCATCTACAGTATTTGGAAATAACATGATTCCAATGGAACTATTGTCAATGTTGGCATCCACAGTTCTTGGTGGTGTTTTATCCATCATGGCTCAAAAAGCAAAGGATAGAGCAGAAGAACAAAAGATGTTATTACAACGTGCTGAATTTCAATCACAGCAGTTTGATAAAGCAAGAGAAGTAACAGATGCTTTTACAAAGAATACTCGTAGATGGATAGCACTTATGTGTGTACTAGCTATAATTGTATTACCTAAGTTAGCACCATTTATAGACCCTAACATGCCTGTCTATGTAGGCTATGTAGAGACAGTACAGCAGGGTTTTTGGCTCTTTTCTAGTGATGTTGATATGACACAATGGAAACCTTTAAATGGGCTTGTAATCACTCCATTAGACACTCATGTGGTGTCTAGTATCATAGGTCTTTATTTTGGTGGCAGTCTAGTTAGAAGATGAACAAGTTATACTTAGCATTACTTTTTACCATAGTCATTTTATTAGGCTATTCAGTTAATGATGCATTATCAGATGTTACATCATCAGGTTCTACAACCAACAATCAGACCAATACATCAGGTAGCAATACTTCTATATCAGGTGGATATTCTCAGGAAACGACAAACAATTATTCAGGTGGTCAAACTAATACCACGACTAATTCCACAACGAATAACAGCAATCAAGAAACTGCTGTAAATAGTGCTACCTCACCTTCAATGTCTATTTATGGTCAGGATAGTTGCACAATTCCTCTGTCCATCGGAATGACTGTGATTGGATTTTCTACATCAATGGGTACTTATTATCATGATGAAAAATGTGAAAGAAGAAAGAAAGCAAAACTGCTAAATGCTTTGGGTATGAAAGTTGCATCTATTTCTTTGATGTGTCAAGACTATGATGTGTGGCTTTCAATGAAAATGAGCAACACTCCTTGTCCACTTGATGGTCTTATTGGTGAACAAGCTAAAAAAAGATGGGAAGAAGTCGGTGGATTTTATAGAACTAAAGAGAAAAATAATGAGAAGTATTTTACTAATTCTTCTAATACCAATAACAGTAAATTCAGACACAACAGGTAATTTACTTAATCAAAACTTTGATAGTAATGCTTGGTCTGGTACTGCAACTGGCAGACATGGTAGCTATGAAGTTGCATCAAATCATGGACAATATCTAGAATCTACAATCAGTTTATCTAACACACTTACAGAAGACCAAATCAAATATGGTTGGACATCTACACTAGGTGCTGACATATGGCATTGGAATAATGCAACATCTGAAACCGAAATGATTCAGGTAATTACAGCTAGTGATGGCACAGTAAC